TTAATAATTCAATGTTTGACCAGGATAAATCAAGTTAGGATTTGCTAATCCGTTTAATGCAGCTAAGGCTTGATAAGTAGTGCCGAGTTTGGCTGCAATATTTGATAAATTATCACCGTATTGAACTGTATAAACATTGCTTACTACTGATCCATTTACTTTCAAAACTTGACCAGGATAAATTAAATTTGGATTAGCCAATCCATTTAATGCCGCCAACGTTTGATAATCTGTTCCGTATTGGTAAGCAATGCTCGATAATGTTTCGCCATATTGAACCACATGTGTTGCTTCTGGTTGTTTATCAGGAACCGTTACTGCATCTGGCAATAATTCAATATCACCTTTGCTAATCCATGACAAGATGCCTTCTAGCAATACTCTGCTTCCAGTTACTTCTTGCACTTTATAGCTGTTTCCTTTTACCCATTGCGGAATAGCTTCACCAGTTGCCCAAGCATCTACATTAAATTTCACTTTGACGGTATCGCCAACTTTAACATCAGAATTAGGTATTTTTTCAATTTCTTCGCCTGCATCTGTTGCTGGCGTATCCGTTTCTGGTTTATTTGTATCTGTATAACCACTATCCGTAATTCCTGTTAAATCTACGTTACCATCTAAACCACCTGCAATATAAGCGGATGTGAATTGCCAAATGCCAATACCATCCATGCTTGGGAAATAAGCATACAATGGATATGGTGACACACCATCGATAGGATACGCAGCAATCCATAAAGAGTTAGGAAACTCTTTGATGATTTGTTGATAGTTTACATGATTTAGTGTAAATGGCTTATAGCTGTAATACATTGGAGTATAGCCAGCCTGTTTGATTCTGCGCATACCGTACAAAATTGTCTCTGTATTTGCTGCTTTTTCGGCATCTGAACTTACATATCCTCCATATCCATCTGGAATACTAGCCAACGCTCCATGTTCAAAATCTAATGCAACGATGGAATTTTTAGGCGTTTGAATACGTGGCAAAAAGTAATCCATTGTTGTTTTCGCAATGTCCATGTTTCCCCAAGTGTCATACCAAATATAGGTATGCGCACGTTTACCTTGGGCAATAGCACTTGCTACTTGCGTTTTATATGTGTATTGTTCATAAATACCGCTAGCATTGTAGCCACCAATCTGGGCAATAGCGAATTTATCATGTGCATAGCCAAAACGACCTTGTTCGCCTTGATAAATCGCCCAATCCACACCTTGATCTCCTTTTGCAGCAAATACACCGGTAGGCATAAAAAACAGAGCGACAAGCGCTCCTGCTAAAATTTTCTTTTTCATTTTTATTTCTCCTTGTCTTTTAAATTATATGCTGATACTCCTGTTACCACTCCTAAAAAAGTTGCTATGGCATTAATAGTTAAAACAGTCATATCTGTTTGCTGCCATCCATAAGCTTTACCTAGTGTGGCAACCAAAACAGAACTTGCAGGTAGCACTGTTAGCACGCCCCATTTGATAATTTTGTAGTACTTATCTGGTAGAATCATTCTTATACACCTCCTAAATATTTTGTAAATAAATAGACAACTACTGACACCCCTATGCCCGCAATTGTCCGCCAAGACCATTTCTGATTTTCCTTTATTTCTTTGATATCTTCTTCATTATTTTTAGCAATAGAGAAAGCATAATCAGCCTTTTCCTTAGCATCTTCTGTCTTTTCTCTTAACACTTCGTAGTTATCGAGCTTTGTCTCAATACGCACTAAACGCTCTACAACATCTTGAATCAGTTCATCCTTCACATAAAGTTCCTTCTCTCTATAAATAAAAACCGCTTAGCTTTTTTGCTAAACGGTTTTTATTTTAAAATTCAGTTTCTATACTAATTCTGTGATATGCATAGAAGATAATTGAGTATAATCAAGTTGCTTATCTGCTGCTAATTCTAAGCGAAACGCAAGATACTCACCTTTTTTTAGTGTAACGTTTAAATCAAAAGCTGCGACATTTTGATAATTCAAGCCGCCAACAGCTCCGACTGCTGATCCAATACCTAAGTCACCTACGCCTTCATCAAGGCCTTTGTCTATATGAGTATAAGCATAGAGAACACCTCTCGAACTACCAACTTGGTATTTTACAGTTCCGCTTATATTTAGCTTGCAGTCTCTAAGAACTTTTGCTTGCCATCGCCCACTATTCCACTCCAACGGTTCACTTTTCATAGGCAACCCAAGTCGCTGGCCTATGTTGCTAAATTCTGGCCCTAAATTATATCTTGCCTTATTTTTGAATCCAGCATGATTAGTTCCTGGTGAATACCAAGCTTCAAAAGGTTGTTCTTTTTCAAAAGCTACTTTTTTCCAATCCGTCCAAGATGAAGGTACTCCCCCTAATTGTCGAATAAATATTGTTCTTTCTGTCTGAAATAATTGTCTAACCCCTCCTGGGTCTTTACAAACGAATAAACTTCCAGAATTAGGTAAAGGTTTATTATCAACTCCTGTAGCTGGGATTGAATAAATGCCTGGCAATATAGCATCGTTTAAATCTAATATTTTAGAATTTTTTCTGACAAATAAACCATCTTCGAAAGAATCAGTTATCTCTTTAAAATTTTCATTTAGCATGACTTGGTAGTCTGCATCACCTTTTTTAAATGTATACATTCTTTTCCTCCTAAAATTTAATTTCTATAACTTTAAATGCTTCAATAAAGCGAATAGTTCGACTATCTATTTTTGTTACTGTTGGATTTACCAATTTAAAGTTCATTGGCACTTTAACTTTGAAACTGAATAAATCAAGATATTCTACACTGTGAGGAATCTTTTTCACATTGCTACCGCCTAATCCCGTAGGTTCATTAGCTAGCCCTGATAGACCAATACCGTATTCCCAATACAAAACTTGTACATTAGGATAACCACGTAATTTGTGCTCAATAGCGGGCAGGTCTTCCGTGGCTTTCATTTCATTGATTTGGTTCTGTAAATTTGATGCTTGATTTGTATCTAACTCATTTTTTAAAGCTGCAAACCATTCGTGAATTAAAACATCAAAAGCATTTACTTTTCCATTACCTGATTGGATAATTTCTTCAATATTAGAATCCATATCGGTTTGCGCTTTTGCAACATAGTTTTTAAAATCATTTAGGATTTTTTCATAACTCGTCTTGTTGGCTTCCGCAATTTTTTTTAGTATTGCACCGTATTGCTCTTCTAACCCTGAAACATTAACCTTTTGAAACGGCGAAGAATACCCGCATACTTTCGTATCTGATCGTTTGTCTGTAATTAAATCGCCTGTAATACTAGATACATTTCGGGGTACTCTTATTGTGGCTAATTGTAGCTCGTAAACGTCTGATGTACGGGTTACTGTCGTATCGTTCTTTTTAACTACTAAAAATACATCTCGCACACTTTTATCCACGCGAACCACAATGCTATCCGTCCTGTCTTGCATACTACTTGCTACATCAATACTTAAAGCTTTTGTAGTACTATTCAAGAAGACTTTACCGACAAATGCATAGCCTGAATCTACTTGTACTTTCATCCCACCATTAGGACTGGCAGTAACTTTTAATGCGTTAGCTGTTGTTAGCGAAACGCCATAAGAAAAAAGACCCTCGAAAAATTTCGAGAAGTCGCTATCATCGTACATTCTGTCGCCATCTATTGATAGCCAAGGATAACTCCATTCCATGTATTACCTCCTATTCCCTGCCCAAAACATCAAAAATGGTAGGTGTTTCTTTCCCGAAAATCGGTTCAATAAAAAGCCCCTTAGAATCATAGGTCTTTTTGATGGTTGTAATTGTTGATGTTTTCTTCAAGTTGTAAAGATTTGATTTAATAGTGATCGTGTCACCTAATTGATAATCTTCACCTAATTTAAACAGTTTAGAGCTTGTGGGAACCTCACCACTCAGTGTCAAAATTCGTTTACGTTCTGAAAGTTTGTTATTCCCTCTATTTTTCAAGACTTCGAGGTATTGTGAATCTGTCAAAGTGACCTCGTCAGTTGTCTTTTGCAAGTCTCGAGCATCTACGTATAACTCTTTTCTTTGTAGACCTGTTTTCTCGTTACCCACCACTACACTTTTACGTTCCGAGCCTTCACCTTCACCGAAAACAATAGCGGTTGAAGATTCATCAAAGTTATTGTTCTGATACCCCGCTTTTGTTAGATTTTCGTATTCGTCTGAAAACTCAATCGTTCTCGAAACATCTCGACCTTTAAAAATAGATAACGTATTACCAGGAACGCCTAATTTAGTAGCTATCTCTCTTATCCCAAAATCGTAAGATGTACAAAGAGTTTCCACTTCTTCGGCTACGACACCATAACTATTCTGATACTGGATAGACTTATTCCCTAAATTAGCTCGGGAATCCAATTTTAAATATTGAATTTTTCTTTTTACATCCGAAGGGTTTACTACTTCATTATTAAGATGTTCCCAAACAATTTGCTCTGGCGGTGCCGTTTTATTATAAGTTCGGTAAACAATACGATCTAATGATTTCCCAAGAAGTGATTTCCCCGACACCTTTATTTGTGCTGTTGCCTGATCGTCTACAACTACGGCATCAACATAGAAATAGAGCCCTTCCATATAAATAACAGTGTCTGGAACAAATATTTGTATATTTTCAGGTGTCAAACCAACAAACAGCTCAAACGTTGAATAGGTATAGTAATTTAATTTAACAGTTAAACTTTTAAACCCATCAAATACTTTTTCGGAAATAAATTTCCATTGATTATCTCGATCCTGAGTAAAAATTTCTAACTCCATTACACACCACCTACCAACGGCTGGAAGTCAAGTTGTACAATTACGTTACCAATACCAGTAGTGGCTTTCACCTGAAAATAGTTATCACCCTTTTCAAGCTGCAGAAAGGTAGAATTAGGGTCTCGCAATGGCATAGCGTTAGATTCAACACCGTTTGGGTCCGTCATGATTGCTTCTTTCTGTCCACGAGTAGTTACCAGTTTAAACTTAGTACCTGCTTCAAATGAACCTTTAAATCGGAAAAATTCCTGAGTAATTACGTTATACACTTCTGGATCGGTAGCTTCTGCACCTAAAGAAAAATAGAACGTGCCTCCCACTGATACATCACCATCATTGGTTACAGGAACAATCTCACCACTTTTTAGTGTAGCAAACTCATACCCTTTCGTTATTTCTAACGGCCACATGTGTTTTTTTGTGGCAACGGCTAGGGGAATTAACGTATTATATTTACTCATATCAGACCAATACGGATCTAAAGCTAGAAAGGTACACGTAAAAGCCTGTGTAATATTTTTAGCTGGATCTGGCAGGTCAGGAGCTTTTACTACTAACACATCAATTTGAAACTCATGATCAAATACTCTGTAAATCAACGTACCTGGTGTTTTGGGATTTAACGTTTTTATCATTTCATGCTGTAAATTGAATAGGTCTTCTGTTCCTTTAGCAATTATTTCACCTTTTATCGTTAAATCACGCTTATCTAAACGCTCCGAAACTTTAATAACACCATCTAGCCCATATTGTTCTTCTGTTATGATCTTATTTTCAACAGCTCCGAAGCCTGTTTTACTTTTAACGGTAAAAGGTGGTTGAACACCGAAACTAATCAAAGAACCTTCCGAGTTCTTGTATATAAGTTCATACATCCATCCTACCTCCTTATCTTCTCAATGTTGCAAGGTCTTGCAACTTGTATTTTGTTTCTCTTGCAATTTCTCTAGGCGTTAAAGGCTCGGGACTTGTAATATATTGTGTAACATTGATATCTCCGTCTTTTTGTTCAGCCATTACACCTCTCACTGCAGTTTCAACATATCCTAACAGCGTGTCAATCGGTGCGACAGCCTCTGCGCCAGCTTCTCCACCTATCATTGCGTTATTTCCATTCATGCCAAATATGGTAGGTTGCGTCATGATACCTCCGTCTTTGTACCATTCTATGCCTAAACTTGGTATTTTACCTTTCAGTAAATCGCCCGCAGACCAACCAGCCGGACTAATAGAAAAGTGAGGCAGCGGAATTTTCGGCCAGCTAATATTAAAGTTAAAGAAACCTTTAATCGCATCTACTACATTTTTCACTAGATTTTTAGCCGCATTCATTGGCCCATCAATAGCATTTTTTACACCATTAAAGATATTAGAGACGGTTCCTGTAATACCACCCCATACATTTGAAATAGTATTTTTCACTGCGTTAACTACATTACTAATAGTATTTCTTACACCATCCCAAATAGATGAAACGGTATTTTTCATACCATTAAATAAATTCTTAACGGTGTTCACCGTTGCACTAACGATATTAGACACGGTCGATTTAATACTATTCCACACCGTAGATGCTGTATTTCTAATTGCGTTAAAAATGTTTGTAATTGAATTTTTTAAAGCATTAAAAATATTTATCACTGTGTTTTTAACAGAAGTAACGATATTGGAAATAGTCGTTTTAATACTATTCCATACACTAGAAGCCGTGTTTCTAATGGCATTAAAAATATTTGTTATCGTGTTTTTCATAGTATTAAATATCGGTGTAACAAAGTTAAGGATAGCCTGCACAGTATTAGAGATTGTTGTTTTAATAGCATTCCAAACGTTAGTTGCTGTGTTTTTAATTGCGTTAAAGACATTAGTAATCGTCGTTTTAATAGCATTAAATATAGGAGTGACAAAATTTTTAATAGCCGTAGAAACTGAAGTAACTGTATTTTTAATTCCGTTCCAAGCGATTGTTACAGAGTAAACGACAGCATCCCATATCTGTTGAAAGAAAGTTTTAAACGCATCAAAAATACCCTTAATAACTCCAATGAAACCGTTAATTATTCCTGTGACGGTATCACCTATTTTTTCCCATACACCGGTAGCAATTGCTTTTATGAGATCCCATAGATATTGAAAATACGCTTTAAAACCATCAAAAATACCTTTCCAGATATTAATTGTATTAACGATTATCGCCCCTACTACAGCGTATATTACATTCCACACTGTTTGTAGAAAATTCTTAATGCCGTTAAAAACGTTTTCTACTGTTTTTTTGAAACCATCAAATGTTTTCTTGCCAGCATCCGTGAATTTCTTCCAAATTTCTGAGACTTTAGCGGTAATATCATTCCACGTTTTTACTAAGCTATCTTTTAACCCACTAGCTGTTTTAACGATTGAATCCCACGTATTTTTTATAAAATCGGCTATACCATTAAATATCTCTACTGCTTTATCTTTAACGGAGTTCCATGTATCAACTAGAAACTTAGTAAAAGATTTCCAAATCTTTTGTCCTGTTTCAGTTTGGGTGAAAAAATAAATTAACGCCGCTACTAACCCCACGATTGCCGAAATAATCAACACAAAAGGGTTGGCGTTTAACACTGCGTTAAAAGCTGTTTGAATTGCGGTATAGGCTTTTGTGACACCTGAAGCTATTTTAGTAGCTGTTGATACACCTTTCATGATAATTTTATAGGTTGCTAAAGCGGCTCCTACTCCAACTATAATAGCTTTTAAAGAACTAAAAATAGCTTTATTTTTAGTTATAGCCTTTGTAAAATTAGAAAAAGCAGGGATGACATTATTTACAATAACCTCACTCACAGCTCCTGATATGTCCCAAATCACCTCTACGATTTTTTCAATCGCAGGTAATACTACTGTATTTATTGTTTTAAATGCAGATTTAAAAATTTCTATCGCTTTAGGTACTACAGCTGTGAAAATATCGGCAAAAGTAATTGACCATGTACTAAATACTCCTGCCAATTTCGTAAATATCATAGACACTTGACTGCCCGTATCCTCAAAAATCCCTTTTATTTCAGGCAGTTCTTTTTGTACAATCTGAGCTACATTTTTTATAGCATCACTAATCCACTTAAAAGCCCACTGAAGATTCATCACAAAACCTGAATTTTGAATGCTGTTAAATGCATCCATAGCCGATTTTTGGAATCCCCCAAAGTCTGGTATAACTGCAGCTACCTTATCACCTAAGCCACTTAAGCCTTTCGTAATGCTTTGAATAATCGAAACGACCGTTCCTAAAATAGGGGTGCCTATTTTTGCTAAAAAGTCCTGCCACGCTTGTTTTAAGTTACCCATAACGTTTTCATATCCGTCGGCTTCGCGAGCAGCCTGTCCTACAGCTCCGGCTTGTTTAAGCATGTTGCTAGCATAATCTAAACGAGTAGCTTGTTTCGTCGCTTCATCTAAATTTTGCCAATCTTTTGTAGAACCTACTACTCCCTGAGAAATAGCAAACTGCGCCATTTGAGTATCATTTGCAAAAATCCCTATCGCTTCACCAGCTTCGTAGTTTCCTTTTAGAAACGAAGTAAGAGAACTTGAAGCATCTTCCAGTGAAACATCATAGAAAGCTGCAGCATCTGCCGCTAAGGTAGTTGCTTGCTCTGATTTCTTCATTGCGGCTTCTGTATCTAGCCCTAAACCTTTAAACATTGAAGTAATTCGAGAAAATGTCGGCTTTATACGGTTAGGTAGGATATTCATTTTTTTACCCATGCCATCTACCATTTTTTGTGCTAACGGTTCTAACTTACCAAAAACCTGGGTAAATTGTGCATTCAAAGCTTGTGCACTTGCCGCGGCTTCTACGCTTAGCTTCCCAAAATTAACGATTTTTTCTACGGCAAAAGCAGCACCAATTGCTAGCGCTGCTTTTTTAAAGAACCCCACTAATTTACTTGTTGTTGATTGTCCCTTAGATTCCGTCTCGTCCAAAGCCTTATTGGCTTCACCATTATCGACACCGATTGTACCAAAAAGCTTGAAAATTTCGCCCATTAAGACACCTCACCTTCTTTTCGAGGTTTAACAAATTGACTAGCAAAATCTAATGCTTTTTGTTGTTCTTCTTTTGTGATAGATTTCGCTTTATTTTTACGTAAAGGTCTGTATTTTTGTTGTTCTTTAAATTCTTGTAAAGACTGCGTCATCTGTGTGTGCAACCACTGATTGTAGATTTTTTCTTCTTGTTCCACTTCTTGAACATAAAAAATAAATTCCATTAAGTCACACAAACGATAGGTACGAAGTAACGATATCGGATCTCCGTACCTTTTGAACAACAAATCTTTAATTCGGTGTTCGCCGTCTTTTATTTCAATAAGCTGGCGATAGAAGAGAAAAAATCAGCTAGTTCTGGTTTCTTAAAGAAATCGACTAATAAAGTCGTATACTCCTTTAATCCAAGAGCTGAAATTTCTTGTACGGAGGCGCCTGTTAACTCTGCTAAAAGTCCATTTATATCACTCTTAATATCTTTTAAGTTAAGCATGACTTTTTGCAACATCGCTGCGCCCATTTCAATGCCACGCTTAGTAGCTTCTTTGTCAGCTTTTTCTTTGGCTGCATCAATTTTTTTCTGTTCTGCTTTTGTCGGCTCTTTCGTTTTATGATCAAACAGCTCTACCTTTTCAGCAGATTCGATATTTTTTTCAAATAAATTGATAAACTCATCTTTTACATCAAGTTTTCCGACAATGGTTAGTAATGTAAATAAGTCATCACCTTTTAATTCACGCATTTCTAAAGTCATTTTATTATTCCTCCATGTAAAAAGGACGACTATCGAGCCGCCCTTTATTAGTATTTTTTACTTTGCTGGGATTGTCACAGAAACAGCCGTACTCCACTCGGAACCGAAGCTGTGTTCATTTAAATAGGCTGCTTTTTCTATATCATTTGAACCTTGTCCCACTTCGCTAAAGCCCTGAACATATAGAAAAATTTGATCGTTCGGCTTAGAGCTAGGTATATTTGCCTTTAGCAGCTTCCAGTTGTTTGTTTCACTGTAGCCCATCATAGTAGCTTGGCTAGGTTCCGATTGATTAGCACCGCTATAATGAATGACATAACTAGTTGACCCATCACTTGCCCATGATACTGAAATAGCCCCGTCTTCTTCAACAGTTGCCTGCACGTTTTTAGGGACTTCGGGACGTACGGGTACAGGATTATTTGAAGTCCCAGGGTAATAAATGCGGAATGGGAATTCATCATTTATTAGCTGTTCATAAGAAGCATTAGCTGTGATTTCCTGTTCAATTACTACCTCTTTGCCATCCTCTGTTTTAATTTCAAGTCCGCTTTTCACCAATCCGTTATCTAACGCAACGATGATAGGCTGTTTCGTTCCATTATGAATACCCACAACGGCCATGTTAGGGATATAGTCCCCTTCTTCTAAATAGCGTTTAGGTTTAATAATTTTATAACCAGCAGGTGCTTCATCTGTAGTAGCATCTGTCATCGTAGCATTTAATGATCGGCGTAAATTTTCTGCTGTTAATTCAATCAAGTTGGCTTTCATCGTAGCTGTGGCTGATTCAAGCACATTCAAACCTACTACGTCCATAATATAAGCACCGTCTACTTCCACTTTACGGTAAGAAAGTTCTGTTTTGATTTCTACACCACCAGAAGTTGCCCCCATGGGAATACCGGTAAACTCCTCTTTCTCTTTATCGTATTTAAAATCGGTAAATACTGTCGCAGAATCAATGACAAAATTGTCTGCGGTTGTTTTTGTATAACCTGTTTTAGGTAGTGCCATATTCTTTTTTCCTCCAATCGACCGCTACATAAAAGCGGACATTTCTTCTTTTTAACAGCTCTTCTTTTGTTGGTATTTTATTTGATCCTTGAAAACTAAAAATGAGATTTAGTTCTGGAGTTAGTACCCTTTTGTAACAAAGAGCTGTTTTTAACTTGTCTTCTAGAACAAGCAAGTTTAAAAATGAATTATTTTTGTCAAAAATATCAATATCCAGATAAAAACCATCTTGATTTCTACGAATAGGCTCGGAATCAAAATCAAAGGTGGCGTATGGATAGATGACCTCTTTTCGAGGATTCGTTTCTAAAAATGTTTCTGGGTGTATCTCTTGTAAGATTCTTACCAGCTCTCGTATAAACTCTTCCATCACTTATCCCCCTTTAAATGTAGCTCCGTATTCTTTCCCTAGAATTTCGATGACTTTTTCTTTATTCTGCCGAAACGCGTTTCTTAAAAACTTTTGTGGTTTCTGACCTCTTGTAAAATGCCATTCTCCATCTGATCCCTCAAAGAACCATCCACCTTTACGTCCTGAGCCATTTTCAGCAAATTCTCCGGTTCCGAATTCAACATAAATGGCGTATTGTTCTGGCGAGCCGACAATGCCGACCACTTTTCCTCCAACAGCCTTAAGTTGATAGTCTATCCGGTCTCGCAACTGTCCTGTTTCAACTGGCGCACCAGACTTTGCAGCAGCTTTGATAATCATGAGGACTTTAGTCATACCCCGTTCTGCCGTCGCGTCTAACTCTTTTTTTACCTTGTCTTTGTAGCTGATAAATTTAAAGTCATTCTTCGCCACTTAAAACACCTTCAAACTTCAAATAAATTTCATTGTGATGCTTTATGCCAACAGGATTATCGGAATACGTAATATCGTAATAACGATTTGTTTGATCAACTACTCGCATATTGTCTGTTATCCCCTCAATAAATTCGGGAATAATAAGAATGTGTGTAGATTCTTCTACAAATGCGTTCTGTTTCGTTGTTTCATCTGTTCCTGTCACCAAGTCGATATATCCAGAAACTTCTTTAAACAAGCCCCAATCGTCAATAAGCCCTCCTAATCCGTCAGGCTTTTGGCCTTTGACCTCTTGTAGAAAAAAGGTTTGAGGTGAGTACATTATCCCCACCTCATTTTTTTATATTTATTTAAAAAACTGAACTTTGCTGCAGGAAAGCCCTCGATATTATCACTAGCGTTCACATCGTAATACGTGATAGACATTCTAGCGATAGATTCTGACTTAATGCCTAACTTTGCGCCCATCGATTTTTTAAATCGTAAAAGTTCTTCAATACCCATTTTAATATCTGCTGGATACTCTACTTTTGTAATAAAAGCACCAGAAAAAGAGCCCTCAAAAAAAGGCTCTTCAACATCTGTTTCCAGTGTCTTTTCTGTGATAGCTTCAACAGTTGTTAGGCAATCGTTTACTTTAGAATTACTAATTTGAATCGTATCACCTACTCGTAAACCAAGAGGGTTATCTTTTAACACAATAGAATTACCCTTAAAAACAACATCCCTAAAGCGTATATGAACGTTTTGAAAATTATTATTGGTTAGTTGCCTAACTGTCTGTTCGAACGCGTCTAAGTCACTCTGAGTAACCGATGGATCAATTTTTTTTGCTTCTTCAATGCTGATAATCAAGTTAGCCACCTCCTAAGATGCAGGTGTACCTGTTACTGCAATAGAGGTTGTAAACGCACCGGAAGTAAATTCAAATGTCGCTTTACCTTCTGCAATAATTGAGCCATCAAATCCACCGTTTTTATTTTTAGTGATAGTAGCAACACTCTCATTACTAGATATCACTGTAATTGCTGAAATTACAGCTTGTGCGTTTGTGGCATCTACTGGATTAGCTGCAATAGTAAATGTCTTAGTTGCGCCTACTGCACCCGTCCATGTTTTCTGACTAGGCGTGATACCCGTTGCTGGATTAGTAGGCGTTACGCTTTTTTTACTGCTTTTAAAATAGCTACTTTATTTTTTTCAGGGATGTGTTTACCATATTTTCCAGCTCCCTGGATTGCTACTCCGTTAAAATCTTCGGAGTCAATAGCACGTGTTACAGAAATACCAACGCCCGCAATACCTACGCTATCCGCGGAAAATTGAGCCATTTCCCCAGTTTGTAATTTGCTTTCTGGAATTTCAACCAATACAAAACCTTTAAATTTATATATTGTTTGTTCATCAATGTTAGCACTTGAATTTTTAGTTGTTGTTGCTAAACCATTGTCTACTAAAAAATCATAAACATCAGGGTGAACATAAGCAACCCAAGCAAGAGACTTAGAAACTAAATTATTCACAAAAGTCTTATGCGCCGTTGAGAACAGCTTAGTTACTCCTTCACTGGTTAATTCAAACTGAATCGTTTCAGAGGCTGCATCAGATAATGCTTTACCTAATAAACCGTCGATATACTCAGCCCAAGCAATCGCTTGTTCCTCTAATCTTTCAGCTACTACTTCGTCAGCGTCATCGTTTACTGTGATATTATCCACTCCTTCGTGAATCGCTAACGGAGATTCATAAGGAACCGTTGTATCAATAGATTTAATTTCTTTACGTGGCCCAAAACGATTAGAGTTGCCAGTTCCTGTACCAAACGCTACGTTTTCACCAGTGTTGTAGGGTTGCATTACCACAGGTGTATCTGAAGTTTTTAGCAACAAAAATGTGTCGCTATCTTTTACAGCATCCGACGTCTGCAACTTCCCTCCAAACGCACGTAAAAAATAAGATTTTTTCTCTGTAATTTTGGCTAATAAGCCTGCATATTGTTTCGTGTAAAATTTTGTAGCCATAAAAAATTCCTCCAATTACTCGTATTTTGATAAGATTGCTTCAAATGGATCTTTTTCGTTTGGTTCCTTCCCTTTTGGCAGTTTGTTATCAATTGGTTGATAGCCAGCTTTATTTTCAGCCTTTTTTTTCGACTTATCATCGAGTGTATCCTTCTTTTCAAAGTAATCAGGGATGGAAGCTTTCAAGTTTTTCACTTTACTTTCTAAGTCCTTCACATTCCCATCTTTGTCAAGTTCTAACTCACCTAATTTAAATAAAGCATAATCAATATCCTTAGCCCCTACACTTTGTAATGCAGCAGATACTTGGCTATTGATTTTCAAATCTTTGTTTTCCTTTTCCAACGCGTCTGCCTTTTCTTTTAAATCAGCTAGTTCTTTTTGAACATCCGGATTGTCCTTTGTTTTAGCTTCTAGCGATTTTAAAGTTTTATTTGCTTCAGCTAACTGGCTTGAAAGATTATTATATTGGTCTTTTGGTACTGCATTTACAGGAAATTCTTTGTCAATTTCTTTATTAGCAGCCTCCATATCCAACGTACCATCTTCTTTCGTGTGTTTTGCTAAAATTTGTTTGATCCATTCCATCGTTTTCTACCTCCATAGCATTTATATAGCGGTCGCTGCCGCTTAGAGTGTCAGAATATACCGTCTGCTCGGTAGCGGTGCCCTTTTAACGTCATGGCTCCTGGACAAAATAAAAAGACTTATCAATAAGCAAGTCTTAACTCCTTATATCATCTAATACTTGTTGTTTTGCTATATCTAGCATGCCTAGCAGCGGCAAACTTCCATTTTGGCTGTAATAAGTAGTGACCTCTCCATTTGGCCGCTGTACAACAATTGTGGCCTGTTCAAAATCAGGCTCTTGGCTTGATACCCATTCGTAAAACTCTTCGTTCGTCTGCCCTCGCTCTTTTTTACGTTGAATATCTTTAATAGTTTGAACTTTTTTCTTCACGGGTTTTTCCTTTCTCAAAAATTCTTCGTAGTCTGCGTCTAAATGGTCGTAAGGATCTTCCATCTTATGGCCTCCTTTAGGTACAAAAATAGCACTCAGCCACTTAATGGGTGAGTGCTACTATTCGTTATAATTATCCGCATCAGCTTGCCACCTATCTAGCAAAGTGGGCTGATTAAGTTTATGTTGTTGATAATATTCCTGTCTCAATCGCTCACGTTCATCAGGCGTTTTCGCTGTGTCTAGCAGCTTATATAACTCATCAAATTCCTTATCAGTCATCTCTAAAGCGCTACGTCTATAATCCACATCTACCTTACCCAAGAATTGTCACCTCCAATATATTATCGACTATCTCCACTGTATACTTCAAATTTCTGTTCAGTAGGAATTCACTTTCCTTTTTCATTGAACTGTTCGTTCCTATATAAGCGCCTTGCGTTCCTTTAGGAATCAGGAATTTAACTACGCTACCGTCCTTATTTGCACTGGTAAAATTTAAAAAATCCTCGGCAACTTTTTTGTTGATACTAGTAGACTTGAATTCTTTGAATACATTTCCGTTTAGAATAGCATCATATTCATTTGCAGATACACCTCTATAAGTTATTATATCATGTTTCAATTTAAATTTACTAATAGCATCATCTAAATTTTGAATAATATTGACAAGATAAGGTTTTTCTCTTGGATTATATTTTTCATTTCGAAGTATCTTATTCATTTTAGCAAATGCGTCTGATGTATAATCTTTCATAGCATTAACTTGTTCAGGCTTCAATCCAGCAACCCATTTATCACTATCATCTTGCAGATCAGATTGACCGAAGAAGTCCAGCTCAGTAAAATTCGGTTTTGGTTTCGATTCATTTTGTCTGATTCTATCTGCATACCACTCATCATAGCTTTTAAATTCTGACATCTCTTTAGATTCATTATCTTTTCTAAGTTCAGGACTGATATCGTCAACGACTTCAATTGTTGTACATCGGCAATTCACATCTTCTGATGCTATCCCAAACATCCGCGGACCTTTTGCCGAATGCCCTCTAATGGTAAACTCTTCGTCTACATCAACCTCTTTACCGTCTAACTCTTGGTGGGTTCGGCGTGTATGTTTGTCAATCGTGGCAAGCCATTTCTTTTTAATATTGATGCCCAGCTCTTTTGCTTCTTCATATCCTTTTTGGGTAGTGACAGACTGAGTACGTCCTGCTTCTGTTCTTGCAATACGTAATGCTTGTTTGTAGCTAGCTTCTGTTTCCTCATTAATCCATCTAGCTATTTCAGCATAACTTTTACCCTCGAATAAGCCCGTTATGATATTGTTAGTCACATTTTGGGCTAATTCATCACGGTACTTGTATAAACGCTTTGAGAGCCTCTTACCCGCTACAGGTGCATTGACGAGATTCATAATATAATCATGGTTAATTAACGGCATACTTAGTGCTATATTCTGTGACTGCTCTAGCGTATACCACAGTCCATAATATCCCTGTTCAGCTTGTTTTGCAGAATAGCCTTTGATAGTTTTTTCAATTTTTGGTGAGTTTAACTGAAGAATGGCATTAATTTCATCAGCAACACTAAAAAGTCTCTCTACTTCCAAACGTGTGGAAAAAGAAAGACTTTCTGCATTTTCTGTATAAACTTTTAGTCGCTTTTTGATGTCGATTAATGATTGACGATAAACATTAAATAGCTGATTATCCGTTTTCTGGTAATTGGCTTTCTGTAGAGCCTGCAGCTCCTTCTGCCATTTGTTGAGTTGGGTCATCTGGGTTCACCGCCGTTTCTACTTCGTCGGTATTATCCGATAAACCTTTAGTGTATTCTGCTTCTTCCAAGGCTTCTTTCACGTCTTCCCAATCAAGGTCAAACTGTTCGCAGATAAGACGCAAAACGTTGTCGTCATCAAGACGCGGTGCTACTTGCAAGATAGACTCGAGAATAATCTTTCTTGTCTCTGCTTCGGCTTTTTCATTGTTGACGATATCTGTTTCATTCACCATTACTTCTCTAGTAAACGTAAATGAAACTTCTGTTGGGTCAAATGCTTTAGTATAACGACGATTAATGTCATCAATAACAAGCTTATTCATCCATTCTAGTAAAGCTCGTAGTCTGGCTTCAGTCTTGTTGGCTTTCATGTTTAATAGTGTATAACGTGCTTTTATCACTATGTTGGTGATATTCCCGTCGCCTACTTGAGTTGAATCAAAGGCCATTCCAAACTTATAGATATTTTCTTTGTCAATCTCCATTTTGGTTTTACGCCCTTCAGTTGGAATCGTTACTGTTTTAACATCTAAACCGCCATCTGAACCAGTTCCAACAACCTTTTTAGACTTGACGTTTTGTCTTAATTTTGAAAGGTCATCACCTTGAAAACCTGATACAACGTAAATGGCTTCCGCAAAATCTTGTAAATTGTTTGATAAAAAACAATTCATTAAGTCGTAATCATCTATCAGTGCCTTAATAGGCTTTAAATCCGTCGTTTCCTGTTTATTATTTGATAACCGATAAAAAGGTATTTGTCCGTAGCTTCGTTGCAATAAGCTTTCATTCTCGCTATCAACTGCTAAAACATGTGGCCTTGGATTAATTGGTTCAGCTTCATCTAATTCATAATCTTTGTTATCCTCAGCTACGAAAAAATAAACGTTCTGGTCAGTCCACACTTCCGCGTGATGGATATCGACTGTCTCGCCGTCTTTCTCGATTTCAGTGATATAATGACGGCAAATACGTTGTAATTCATTGTATTCATTGTATACACCAAACACGTTTAAACTATCAGCCACTTGAAAACACAATCGATCTTCTGCATTGGTTCTTGCATAAACATACTCAAAACCTTTTTGGCTTGAACCTTCCACAAGCTCTTGTAGCACTACTTGAAATTCAGAATTGTAATACTCTGCTAAATACTCTTTAAGTTCTTCGTTTTCTGTTTCGTATTCAACAGGATTAGATAAAAGGTATTGAGTTTTTTGGTCGACAATTTCTGGGAAAAAGCCGTGTGGGATTCGAACGTTTGAAGCGTATTTGTCTTCTCGTAGTATCCCCTCGTCGTCCACGTAAAAGATACGATTGTTCATGATATCGTTCTCATGGTTATAGTACCGAATACCTGTCTCTGCCTCTCTTTTTGAGGAGGATTTTCGGTCTTTGTCTATTGCCGCTTTCAAAGCGTTGGCAATAATTTTAACGTCTTCACTAAGTAAGGCTTCCATTTACAGCCTCCTTTCTTTTGGTATAATCTTAGTTATCAGCAAGTGCTTTGCTGAAATAGTCAACGGAAGGTGGTGAACAAGTATGTTACGTATTACTTTGAAAAACGGGACTTATATTGATGTTTCTGATTTTAAAAAGGTTTCCTATTATTTAAGTGGAACTCTAAAAGAAAAAACAGCAAAAAATTTTAATGAATTTGTAATTGCTGACAATAGGACCTACGTTTTTGAAGGAAGCACTACTGTTTCCTTAAACGGCAGCGAAATATTGTATATTGAACTAGAACAACCTGAAAACTAGTTGACAGCTTTTAATAGCTCTGCAATGGATGCAACCATTGCGGGGCTTTTTTCACATTCAGATTCAAAATATACTTTGATAAAACGATATATAGCCTCAAGTGCTTCGTGCTTTTCTTTTTCCATCTCCATTATCATTCACCTCTTTCTTAATATAGCCATTTATTTGTGTTCTTAATTTCTCTTAACAGGCTAGCCGCGCTGTCTGGTGCGTCATCATGTTCTGCGTTCTCTGTATAGTCCAATATCTCGGCTATATATTCTTTGTCTGTGTCTTCAAGCCAAATAATTTGGCTCCAATACTTCCGCAAATAAGAAGATATCTTGATAAACTTATTTGTTTTTTCGTGATATTTTTGTACGTATTGACCGCGTTCGATTAAATGTTTAGCTAGATATCCCTTATCGCCGTTCGTTTCGTTATAGAAGGTTCCTGCCTGATAGTGTTGGTGTAGTTGCAATATCTCTGGTATACAATCATCAACGTGTTTCTGCCACTTCTTACCAAACCCGATAATCGTTCCGTCCTTTTGTTCTTTAAAGATGGTAAAGGCTGTGCTATCATCCCCACCGTAAGCCGCATCGATATGTGCTACACCGTTATAAATAAGATTGGTGTTGTCTGTGTAAGTTGGTGCAGTAAATAACGATTCACTATCAGCAATATGTTTTAACTCATAGTTCGCTGCAAAGAGAGACGGCGTCATAGACTGCTGCAGCGCTTTACGTTGTTCTTTGTCAATTAATCCTGTTTCGTAACAGTCGAACTTCTTTACGTTAGGCATTTTAGAGATTGCATCTTCCTTGTGCCAAGGCGTGCCTGTGTTAATAAACCTGCCGGCTCGGTTCTTCACGTTCTGCAATTCTTGATACTGCAGCTTTGTTTTCTCTCGTTCCGCACGACTTACTCGGTCTTTAATGTTAACTATATCATCAGTGATAACGATATCCGCATGTTTCCCGGTTAGAGAAGCATAAATACCCATACCAAGTAATTGAGAGGTTCCTCGACTAGATGTTTTTAAGTTGGTATCTATTTCCGTGGTGGTCTCTTTCAAAAGCACTAATTCAACGTTGTATAATGCAAATACAAGCGTTTTAAAGTATTTGCTAGATAAAACCTTTGCCACTTGCAAAATAATCTCTACGACGTCCGTATCGGTCTTACGTAAGAAGATAATGTTTTTATTTGGAAAAAGAACCATCAACAATGCAATTGCAATCGCCAAGGTAGTTGTTTTAAATGAGCCACGATGAGCCAATAACGTTTGATCGTCTTTCTCAAACAAAAAAGACTTTAACCAATCATTGTGCAATTCTCCTAAATCGTTAAACCCCACTAAATTTCCAAAAATTACCGGGTTCGTTTTGATTAGGTTCAAGTATTTTCGCTTTTTAGGGCTCATGTAGAATCATCCTCGAAAAACTGCTCGATTTCGACTGCTGCATCGGAAATATTAAGCGATCCTGAAACTTCGGTTTCTTTTCGATCTCGCCATTCGTCTGGCTTTCTGTTTTTCAACCAGAAAATAGCCGCAGTTGGATTAGGGGCTACTTGTTTTGTAACCCTTTTTGTAATCTCCATACCGTTTTCTGTCAGTTCTTCTGTAACTTCGGTGTATTCGTAGCCTGTGGCACTCTTAAACAATGCATTCTCCACTTGGCGATCGACAACTTCTTTCCCTTTTTTAAGGGCGGAAGAAATGGAAGAAAATTTCTTTTTCCAATCGGTAAATGTTCGTTCGGATACCCCGATATTTTGGGCTATCTGCTTATCGATGAGGCCATCTCGTGCCCATCCTTCGATTTTGATTAACCCTTCATCGGTTAGCCACTCTGTGTACTTTGCCATGACCTCACCTTCTTTCTGTATAAAAAATAGACACCTTCCAAAAACGGAAGATGCCTTTTCTGCATAATTTTACTGATATCAGTATATCACGATTTATCAAGAGATGTTGTGCCTTTTTTGTGCCCTCTTTTTGATTCATTGATAATAGAGGCATGTCTTTTTCTGATATAATCATACCCATGGTTCAATTCTTTTGCGATTTCTTTCAGTGTCAGACCTTCAAAATATTTCATTCTTAAAATGTGTTGATCTAGTCCTTTGAAACTATAAACTAGCTTTCGTAAATCGTAAATTGAGTTCATTTTCCACGCTAAACGTTTTTCTAAGTCTTCGATAATATCTTCCAACTTAGAAGCTTTGGAATCTTTTGTTAGTGTGTATCTTCCTAAATCCTCTGGGTCACACCATCTTTCTAACTCTTTTTTATACGTTTCTAGCTCCCAGTCTAAGTAATAGATTTCTTGTTCTAATTTTTGATAGCTGACTAACCATTCGTACAATGTACTTTCACCTACCTTCTTGTTCATCGCTTTCACTATTAACCGTAACTTGTACATTTTTATACAGAATTAGAGTTAATAATGCGGATAGCAATATAAATCTAACATCATACGGTATCCTAGCTAATATCGAAATAATCCACTCCGATACTTTGTATATCATCATAGCTAAACCTAAACATAACCAGAAAGATATTAATTTATCCAAGTTTATCCCCCCTATACTCCTCAATTTTGGCTTTCACTGCAGCCATTAGCGCTGATTGGCCTTGTTCTTTCGCTTGTAAAGCTTTGATTACTTGTTCGTCGATAGTTCCTTTCGTCACTAAGTGATGAATAATAACAGGCTGTGTTTGTCCTTGGCGGTCTAACCTGGCATTGGCTTGTTGATAAAACTCCAAAGACCACGTAAGCCCAAACCATACGATAATGTGCCCGCCTTTTTGTAAATTTAGGCCGTGGCCTGCTGATTGCGGATGAGCTAAAAGTAACGGAATTTTTCCCTCATTCCATTTCTCAATATCCCCGTCAGACACATTTAAAGCCTTTGCTTGTTTAAATCGTGCTTGGATTCTTTCTAAGTCATGTTGGTATTGATAAAAGACTAAAACTGATTGCCCTTGTGCGTCCTCTATAACGCGTTCTAGCGCATTTAACTTTTCTTGGTGTATTTCCCTTCCGTCACCGTTTTCGTCGTATACAGCGCCGTTAGACAGCTGTAAAAGCTTGTTTGATAGTGTAGCCGCATTACTAGCTACAACGTCTGTTCCTTCGAGTTCTAACACGTATTCCCGTTCTAGCTCTTTGTACTGTTTCCAGCTTGTCGGGTTCAAGTCTAGCTCGATAATATTTTCCGTTCTCGGTGGGAGTCGCAAATAATCTTTTGCTTTCATACTCACGCATATATCGCTTATTTTGTTGTAAATCGCTTCTTCTGCTCCTGGGATTAATTGCCAAGAATACACGATATGCCCGTTTTTTTGTGCGGGAACAAAATATTTATTGCGGTATTGGGTGATGGTTTTTCCTAGCCGTTCGCCTTGGTCTAATAAGTACATTTGCGCCCACAAATCCATCAAGCTGTTTGGGGAAGGTGTGCCTGTTAGCCCGATAACACGTTCCATCTTCGGGCGTACTTTTCGTAATGCTTTAAATCGTTTGGCACTACTTGACTTAAAACTGGATAATTCATCAATAATCACAGTTTTAAAGGGCCAGTTTCGCTGATAATAATTGACTAACCACTCCACATTTTCACGATTGATTAAATAGACATCTGCCTTTTTGAATAAAGCTTCTTCGCGTTGTTTTGGGTTTCCTAACACTTTTGAAAAAGTGAGGTGCTGTAGATGGTCCCATTTTTCAATTTCATCGGTCCAAGTTTTCTCGGCAACTGATAATGGGGCAATCACTAACACATTCTCAATAATTTCAAACGTGTGTAACAATTCGTCAATAGCTGTCAAACTGGATAAGGTTTTCCCTAGTCCCATGTCTAACAGCAAAGCACAGTAAGGATGATCAAGAATAAAATTCTTAGAGTATTCCTGATAGGGATGTAACGTTGCTTTCAAACTCAATCACTCCTTTTTACGCGGCATATCAGGCATAACTCTTGCTATACCGCTTTGCATTGCGTAGATTAACGTATCCACTCCTTGCTTGCTGTCAATGACAAACACTGGGATAAGCTGCTCTTTGAATTTTTCTATAATTTTTAACTGGTCTTTTCTTGGCTTTCCTCCAGGCCTTTTCAATTCAACGAAAAACACATTACCTTGATACAAGATAATTCTATCAGGAACACCTCTAGTTCCTGGGGAAGTGAATTTATAACATAAAGCTCCTGTGCGTTTTATCTGCCTAATTAGGTACTTTTCAATGTCGTTTTCGATTTGCATATCTTGCCTCCTCGTCGGTATCCAAAGTATCCCTCGCGCACGCGAATAGGCTAAATACCCCATTTTACATATATACATATATACGCTATATATGTATATTAACTATTTCTATATATGAATAGGTTTTATGGATACTGTGGATACTTTAGCCCTTGAACACTTGGTATAAATAGCTTTTTGCGGTATCCATACCAGTATCCATGCCGTTTTTTAATGGATACTATGGATACTCATCACATTTTTACGGTATCCATCCTCTAAAAATTATGGATACCGTAAAAACGTTGATTTAATAGCATTTCTGTTTTTAACGGTATCCACGCCAGTATCCGTCATTCACATCGGGTAAAGGCTGTTTGTAATCCATAACCTGGACCAAATTTAAGCCTGCCTCTACTCAATTTGTATTTCTCCCAACCATATAAATGGCTTAAAACTTGACGAATTTCTGCAGCCTTAGCTGGATGTATGTTTTTAGAATCCCCGTTGTACAATTCATTCCAAACTTCTGCGACACATACTCGGTTTCTAACAATCTCGCCTTCTTCCTGAATATCCGTCCCCCACCCTTGGATATACTCTCGTCTTTCTTGTTTACTTCGTTTGTACCAATCTTCCGTTATTGGGATTTCCAAATACTCAAGGATTTCGCCTTCCATGCTAGAGGTTTCCGTGTGCATTTCTTGGGCTTCTAGCGCTAGTTTTTCTTGTTCGTCTGTTAAATACAAAGGTTCTCCTGCTTGCCACAACTCAACGGCTTCCGCCCATATCTGATTGCGCGTTTCGTCGGTCATTTCCCACACTTTATTTTTAATCGGTTGAATGCCGACGTCTACTGGCCAAAAACGCCGATTTCCTGTTTTATCTCTCAGAAACTCGTTGTCGTTCGTTGTTCCCCAAAAGACACAACGGCGTTTAAAATAGGACTTATGCCGACCGTAAGCAACGCGGAAAATGTCTTCTTGCTTGCTAATAAAATGTTTGGTGGCTTCAATGTCTGCTTTTTTTGTCGCTGACAATTCGCCCATTTCCATGATCCAAACACCTTGCAACGCTTCGTAAGAGTCTTTCCCCGTCACACCTTCTAAGCTGTTAGAAAACCAGTCTCCCGCCAATTTTGCAGGCAATAGCGTTTTTCCTATTCCTTGCGGACCGCTAGTCACTAGCATGTAGTCAAACTTAATCCCTGGCACAAAAATACGCCCTACGGCAGCCGTAAGAAATTTTTTCGTAACTACTCGATTGAACGGTGTATCTTCTGCGCCTAAGTAGTCTATTAGTAAAGTTTCTACGCGAGGCACTCCGTCCCAGTGCAAGCTCTCCAGGTATTCTTTCACTGGATCATATGAGTTTCTTTCAATTTCTTGGACTAGCGCATCATCAATTTTGCCACGGTTCACAATACCGTAAATTTTTTCGATGTATACACGTAACCCCGCATCGTCGCTGTCCTTCCACATCTTGTCTCGGTCTAATTTTCGCCAAGGCAAGTTGTCTTTCACCTCAATACGATTAGAGAAACTGTTCATAAAAATTTTCTTTTTAAGGTTCGGGTCGTTCAGCATAATGACTTCTAAATTTTTCGCGGAAGCCATAATCTGACCGTATTCGTCAATTTCGAGGTCCAATTTTGTAAACCAGTCTTTGTCGTTCTCTTCCAATTCGTCTAGCTCGCCGTCAAAGTCTTCTAACGCTTGTGACAACCGTTCGCTTTGAAGTAAGGTCTTCACTTGCTTGTCTTCCATCGCAAACTCTCGCATCGCTTTAAACGATGGGTAACGGTCAATCCGCGTCGTAGGTTTGACGTCTTCATCTAAATCGCCAAACAGATGGATACGGACAAGGTCAAACGCATTCACCAGTTGATCGCCTACAGGGTCCGTACCGTGGTGAGAATAAGCGAACTTATCATCATAAATCACTAACCCACCACTAGTAGAACCTTCTAAAAACGTCCAACGGTCCTCTCTTCCTGTAGGGCCGTAGGTGGCAGGTAAAAAGGTTTCAATCGCTGAAACAATGTCATACGTGCGACAAAACGCGCCTACAATTCCTTTTTTCTCTAATGGGTCGCCTGCTTTTTTTGCTTGTCTTTCACGAATTGAATGCCCCCGTGAACTCTCAGGCCAAAAACTTGCATCTCGCCAGTCTTCGTATTGGCTTAGAATTTCGTCAGGGTCGACCCACGGCAAATCGATGTTATCGGTGAAATATTCCCCGTCTATCGAATGACTGGGCCAATACATTAAGCGTTCTACCTGATAGGTCGTATCATCGAAGTTATCCATGCCGAAAAACTCCGCAAGCTTTCTCGCTAGAGGTTCATATTCTTCGGCCGTCACTGGGCGATTTAGCGGAATAATCAGCCTATAGCGCGGACCTTTGACTAAATGGCTGTGTGTCGTGTAGATAGCTGCGGCATGATCAAATAACAGCTGTACATCGTCCCAAAAGTCTAACGTCGTACTATCAGCATCTAACGTAACAAGACTTCGCTGTTGCGTGTTTCCTCTTTTCCGTCGTCCTTCTTTTAACCAACCACCAATAAACGCCCCAACGTCTTTGACCTCGCCTTGTTTCGATTTCGGCATTTTTTTGTAGTCCTCGACAGTCTCTTGTGTAACCGTCGGGGTCTTTAGCCGTTGGATAAAATCCGACCAAGACATCTGCCGATTTTTCCATTTTTTCTCGGTTTTTGATGTACCAATTGCGAGATGGATTTCACCATTGTACGCAAGTTTGATGTTTTTTTCTGGCTGTTCCATCATCACGCTTCCTTTCTATTTATTTCTCCCTAAAATTTCCTCAATCCGTCTATTGGCAGTATCAAAATATTCTTTTTCTTTCTCAAAACCAATGAACTGACGATTAGTATTAATTGCAGCAACTGCAGTTGTACCTGAACCGATGAAACAATCAAGAACGACTTCATTTTCTTGGCTGCTATTAATTACTAGGTTTTCGATTATATTTAATGGTTTCACTGTAGGGTGTTGATACAAATCTTTGTCTTTTTTGTTTGTTGGCGTCACATAAAATTTCTTCTTTGTAGAATAACTACCAAAAACTTTTACACCTTTTTCTTTAAAAAATAGTAAATATTCTGTGTCGCTTAGATATTTTCCGTTGCACGTTGGCACAGGATTTGTTTTATGCCAAGTCAGCAAGTCCAACGTGCAGCCCTTTTGAGAAAAATAATTAATATACCCTTGCAATTGATCTTTGCTACACCAAACATATAAATTAATTTTTTTCATAACGCGAACCAATTCATCTAATACTTTTCTTTCAAAGTCATTTGTCATTGACTCAATTTCATTGTGATAACTTCTTTTATCTCTTCCAAATGCCCCACCGCTTTTACCTTGCTTCATTAAATACGGTGGATCAATAATCACCAAGTCAACACTTTTATCTGGTATTCGTTTCATTCCTTCTAAGCAATCTTCGTTATATATTTTGTTTAGTTTCATAATTTTAAAGGAGCAAAAAGCTTTTTATGCGGCCGCAAACCTCCACTCCTTCCGCTTTTTATTAATCTTTCATGTAATATTTCGTTTCAAACCCTTCGGCGTTTAACGGTAAGCCTTCTGCCCAATCAGGAACTACAGACATGATTTCGTTCATTTCTTCAATAGATTTTTCCCCTTCTGGCACTTCGGCTACTGCCTCATCGTGCACATGAAAAACAATAGGGTATCCTGCTTTTTCTAAGCGGACCATCGCTTCTGCTAAAACATCTCTTGCCGTTGCTTGAACAATGTTTTCCACCAATTTACCGCCGTAGGTTTGCTGTTCCGTGAAAGCGACTTTATCGCCTTGGCCCTCATAAAAAATAGCAGGGCCGTAGTCCCCTTGTTCTAAATGAGCTTTGGCATAAGCCAGTTTTCGCCCACTTGGTAACTGAATAAATAAGAAACCCGCTTTTTTATAGAATTTTAGCCCTCGAGGTCCTTTTTTGATTCCGCCATTTTGCAGGCAGTCAATCACAGCTTTTTGGGTTTCATGCCAAAAATTCTTAATTCGTTTATTAGCAGTACGCCAACGATCCACAATATCTTGTAATTCGTGTTCTTCAATACCGTTTTCTAGTGCGCCCATTGCTTTTAATGCACCAGGGCCCCCTTGATAACCAAGCGCCAATGTCGCCACTTTTCCACGTTGGCGCATGTCTTTACCTTCGTGGCTTTTCCAGTCGTAGTCTGTTACTTCACCTAAATGGAACATCTGCGCCGCTGTTGCTTCGTAAATTTTGCCGTGTGTGCGGAATACTTCGAGCACCCAATCTTGTTTGGCGTACCAAGCAATCACTCGAGCTTCAATCGCTGAAAAGTCAGACACAATGAAACGATGCCCTTCTTTGGCAACTAACCCTGTTCGGATAAGTTGTTTCAATGTGTCTGGCACATCTTCATACATTAATTCGATGCCTTCAACATCTTTTGCTTTCACAAGCTGACGGGCAAAGTCAATTTCACTTAAATAGTTTCTAGGCAAGTTCTGCACTTGTAATAATCGCCCTGCCCAACGTCCCGTGCGGTTGGCACCGTAAAATTGTAAAATACCGTGAATGCGATTGTCCGAACAACGGGCGTTATCCATCATCAAATATTTTTTTGTGCTTGAATTGGATAAGCTAAGGCGCAATTTTAATACCTCCGCCACATTCTCGGGCAAGTTTCCTAATGCTAGAGCCTTTAACACAACTTCTTTTCCTAGTTTCTCGAAAGGCGTTCCTTGTTCTTCTAGCCACTTTTTCAGTTGCGCTAAGCTGTTAGGATTTTCCAATCCTGTTAACTCCTTCATTTCGTTTAGCCCCGCTTCACTTAAATCGGCCATAATGTCAATAGCAGCCGTTGCCAATTCGTGGTCAATTTCTGCCCCTCGGTCGTTAATTCGCTGATCCAATGTGTAAAGCTTCCACTCACTTTCGGGGACAGGGAAGCGATTCAACTTATTCGCGATAGCCATTTCTACATTGACGTCTTGAATGCAATACTCTATAAACGTTTGCCATTTTTCGGGAGCGTGTTCAGGTAAATTTCTTGTGCGCATGCCGTTTTTCTTAGTCGGCTTACACGGTTTAGAAAAGAAGTTAATCAGTTGCGTACCTCTCGTATCTTTTTGCTGTTCGATGTTTAAATATTTCGCACACTGACCTAAAGAAGCTGGCAACCCTAATTCGTTTGCGTGAACCATCGTACAGTGCCATTGTGCAGGGTCTAAGTAGTACGGAACACCTAAATACTTAGACAAACAAACGCGCTCAAATTGGGCATTAAATGCAATTTTAAGCACGTTCTTATCTGTTAGCGCAGCCACTATCTCGTCAGGTATTTCACTAATTGTTAAATCCTCACATTCGACAGGCTGCCCATCAACCGAATAAGCAAAAAGTAAAATTTCAAAGTTGGGGCTATCAGCGTATTTATAAACCCCAACTTTGGTTAAGTCTTCATCCGAATACGTTTCAATATCAATATTTAACGTTTTCATTTGCTATCAGCCGTTTCAGATGGTAACCGCAATTTACTTTTATCAACGGCAATCATCGGAAGCTGTGCTTCTTCCTCTTTAAAAACATCAACGTTGATCCCTAGTTCTTCAAGATAAGCCACTCCTTGTTTAGCAGGCACTCTTTCTACATTTGCAATAATCGCATTGTACGTTTCTCTTACCTCTCGGATTTCTTGATCGTAAACAGCTTCTACTTTCGCAAGCCCTTTTATTGAGTTATACTTAAGTTTTTCAAGAAACCCTTTCTTATAGGTTTCAAAATCTCTAGCATCCGTATCGCGATAAAAGCTCCATATCTCCAAACTGTTTTCTTCTAACAAATCGACAAGTTCATTTTTTACGTTTTGGCGAATTCTAAGTGAGCTGAAATATCTATGCAATTTCTCAAATTCAGGATCAATTTTCAGCCACTCCGATTCAATATGTGCACGAATAGCCTTCGTCTTTTTTTCTCTTATTTCTTTTTCCACTGAATTTTTTAAGGTATCCACATAGTTTCTTAAACGTGCTTTAGTTGGTTTCATTTTTTCCTACCTCCTGATCTTCTACTGGTGTATATTCTTGTTTAACGTAAAATGCTATATTCGGTAGTTCAGACAGTCTAAGTGAATACTCGTTTGCCTGAACAAGTGAACCTTTAACTGTAGAGAAATAAATCATATTTGATTTTCCCTCTTCAATTAGCTCAAAAACATCGTGCAACTCAATAGGTAAATAAATTGGTTGTTTACTCATTTCAATTTCTCCTTTCAAAAGAAAAGGGGCACTTTAGCCCCTTATTCAATTTTTAGCTAAACATATCGTCTTCTTCGTCTTCCCACTCTAAATCACCAAAATCGGATTCAGCATTGGCACGACCGCCTAAGAAGTCCCCTTTACATAACGTTAAAATGTTATTTAGCCCAGCAGTAACTCCTTTGTTTCCTGCAGTACTGTAAGCATAAAAGTTAATAGATGCAATCGCATAAACACCTGAATAGACTTCGTCTGGATCGTCTGTTTTTACAAGCACGCCATCTTCACGTTTTACGACTTGTGGTTTCGTTTTACTTGATACGTTGATAAACATTGCGTTTTCAAATTCTGGGCGTTCTTCGGTGTCCATTTCTTCATCACCATCGCGTAAGGTCGTTTTTAAACGGTCAAATTTAACACCTTTTAATTTGTCCCCTTTTGCGCCTTCATAAGCTGTTTTGATTGCTTCTTTCATCGCTTTAAGGGTTTCTTTATCGTCTTTTGGAATAATCAACATGCAAGAATATTTTTTCTCTTGCCCTTCTTCCATTGCGTGAGGTTCTAACACATGCACAAAACTTAATCTCACTTGATTTGTAATTACTTTCGTTCCAGTTACTTTTGCCATTTTAAATTCCTACTTTCTTATATTTTTTAGTTGAATAATTCGTCTTCTTCTAAATCATCTAACGAATTAGAAGCTTGATCTGTAAAATACTGTTTAATGTCCGAGATGATTTGTTCTTTCATCTCTAAAATAGATTCTTTATAGGTTTTTAGGTTCATTGTCCACGTTTCATCTACAAGCAATGAGTTAGTAACTAACGACGATAACGCCGCTTCAATCGTGTTAAAATATCCTTTAAATAACACTTTATTCTCACTGAATACATAAAGCCCAACATTGCGTGTATCTTCTCTTGTGATGTAATAACCTTTACCGCTAAAAATTACAGGCTTTTCTTTACATGATTTTTGAGGCATTTTATCCCCCACCTCCTACTTAAATACATCCAAAGTACCTTCTTGACGTTCTAAGATAACCACCGTATCTGTCACCTTAATATTTACAGGGCGATTTCCTGCGCTGTTTTCAACGGTAACAATAACCGCATTTAAATCATCAAAAGGCTGTATAACAGTAAATTCATCCTCAGATACGTTAATTCCTGAATGCTCCGCTTTCTCCATTCCCTTTTTTAGAGTTGAAGATATTGCCTCTTGTGTGTCAATTTTTTTCATAGCCTTTACTCCACCCCTTCAAAATCATTAAACGCATTTTCTACGCTGTTTAACGCTGGTCGCTTGTCACTTTCAGGAACAAGAACTGGCTTTCCTTCTGGTTTGATGATGAAGTCTGCAGCTAATTCCGCAAATTTTTTCTTGCCGACAACTTTTTCTAATTGCCCAATGGCTTTCAGTTCCTGCGGTTTTAAAATATCTTCATCTTCAAATCCTTCGGCTTCTAAAACCATCAGTAGCCCTTCATTATCTGAAATTTTCCGATTACTTCGTTCAGCGACTACTTTCCAACCAGGGAACTCTTCGCCTTCGTCCCTTGCTTTCTGTAAAGCGTAGGTTTCCACATGCTCCAACCATTTCTTAATTTCTGGTGCACGTTCTAAAATTTCAGCAATTTCCTCATTGGTTAAAAGCGGTGCTTCTTTCAGTTCGTGCTTATCAATCAGCTGAAAATTTCTCTCCGCACGTGGCCGTAGTTGGGCACGAACTTTTGAAAACTTCACAACGTCGTCTGTAATCGTCCATTCTCCTGTACCTTCCCAAGCCTGCACTGCTCGAGGCGCCACGTAATTATCAGCCCAGTATAATAATTCTTCTTTTTCAATTTCAAAGGTCGAAATATTGTCTAAACGAGGTTGAATAATCGTCATTCGCACGGTTTCAAATTCGTAAATGATGTCGTACTTATCCACCGCACCAAGCGCGTATAACATCAGTTGAGGATTTAAATACGCATCAACAGGAACGCCTTTGCCGTATTTTAAGTCGATAATTTCAATCGTCTTATCTGATAAGACCACCACGTCCGAAGTTCCAAACCCTTCTGGGACCCACTTAGAAAAATCTACTTTTTGTTCTAATTCGACTGTGGCATTTTCGTATTGATTGACACGTTCTTCTACTAAATCGCAATAGGCAGTGACGTATTCTTTCATGGATTCATCACAATACGGATGGTCTTGTTCAAAAAATTTCAATCGAGAGTTTACCGCTCTGGCGGTTAATAGCTTAAACCGCTTCGCCAAATACAACTCTGCTAATTCATGCGCAGTTGTTCCCTCCTCCGCATAAGAGCTGCCGCGATCTTTTACTTTTTCTTCCAGTCGTGCCAAAGGTGGGCATATTAGCCACCGATGCGCACTACTCGCTCCTAATAAAGCGTGACTTCCTACTGGCATGCTTATTCACCTACCAACGTTTCTAAGTCAGTGATAAATTTGCCGTAATGTTCTTCTTTCAAGTCTGAAAGTTTTTCTGCGTTGTAACGGCCAAAGCACATTTTAATCCGATCACGATTGCCGTTTGCCATTGCTTTTTTCATTGCTGCTTGTACATCTGCTTTTGTTGCCCCTGGATGTAAATCGGCTGTTGCTGATACCTCTTCTGTTTCTGAATCAGTAGGCACGACTTTCTCCCCAGTTTTCGATGGTTCGGTGTCTGAGGTTGAGGCCGTAGAAACTTCTTCTTTTTTCTTCGCAGTCGCCTTTTTCTTTTTTGCAGGTTCTTTCTTCGCTGCTTTTTCTACTTCTTCTGTAGCTTTTTTATTAGCTGTATTTAAAGATTGTGTTACTTCTACAACGCTTCCCGTTGCTAATTGAGATAAAATTTCTTTCATTTCTGTTGCTGAATCTGCTTCAATTGCTAAGTTAATTTTTGGCATTTTTTATTCCTCCAGTTGTTTTTAATTGGTTAATGTCTTCATCTGTTACATTGAAAATCGCTTTAAAATTGGCGTGATAATGCAACGGTGGGTCTACATTACGTTTTTCATAAACTTTTATCAGCTTCACAGGAAGCAGCATTCTTTTCGCTAATTCTTCTTGTGACATGCCCGCTTTTCGCCTAATTTTCTTGTACGGTGATAACAAAGCGTTACACTTCCTTTGCTAATTCCCGATAAAATTCAGGTACTTTTTCTTTTAGTTCTGTTTCTGTGAAACGTTGTTTTAGCCAAGTATGTTTTCTACTAGCAAACCATTTTTTATCTTTATAGCTTAGATACTGAACTTCTCCATCCGTTGTTTTTAAACAAGATAAAGGAATTTCATACATTGGTTCTTTTTTCACTGTGTAACCATCAAGAATCGCACGTGTATGCAGTTCTTGATTTTCTTCTACTTCTTCCGTCCATTCCAAACCTTTCTTGGTAAGCAACTCTTCATCTGTAATAGGATCTTCCAACCAGTGATTCCATCCCATCTTATTAATTTGCCAAATACACCAACTTTTATAATCAATATGTGCTTTTTTACTTTTCTGCACCCATTCATCAAACTCTTTTGAGACTTCAATTTTTTCTTTTAACGCAATTGCTGGCCATTCAATCAAGTTTGCTTTGATAACAGCATTAAGTTGCTTAAAAACATAAGTATT